GTCTCCGGTAAAAAGTGGATGATGCAGTTGCCGTCCTCGTCCTCCGCCAGCGTGCCATAACTGTCTAAGAGCTGGTTATGTAGCTCTTCATTGCTGGTCTGCAGGGCTTTCGCAAGCTCTCCCAGCAGCTTCCAGTAGTAGGCATTTGCATCGAGGCTGCGCTTATCGGAGTGCTTTTTCAGGATCGCATCCAGCTGCCCGTCTTTCTGCAGTTGCACCAGTTGCACCAGCGATGCGCCCTGCAGATTCAGGGTCAGCCGAAGCTTCTTATCGATCGTCATGCCGATGTCGGCAATCTCCGCAATACACCTCATGCGCTTGCCTCCCTATCGGGCAAGCCTTTAAGCCTCTTGATGCAGTCTTTAATCTGCAAGTTACTTAGGCTCCCCAAATCGGACGCTTTGTATGTTTTCAGGACGGCTTTCGCACCGTATCCGGTGCGCTGCAGCTCTGCCTGCATCTGCCCGATCAGCTCTGCCCGCTGCTTATCTACCGGGGCTTCTGCCTGCTGCATAGTGGTTGGTGCTTTCGGATCATCGTATTTTGTCCGGTCTGCATCCCAGTAGACGTCTGCTCCGATGCCGAGCTGTTTGCAGGCTACAGAGATCGCATCCGTGGACGCCATCTTGTAACACTCGTCCGATACATAAACGCCGTCTTTCTGCCGCGCTGCGAACATACTACCGCCGGTTCCAGCGATCGGCATCGACCACTCTCCGCCGATCTTTACATACAGTTCGATGTCCACAAACGCTGCGGTTTCGTCTCCGTGCGTTTCCAGCCATTTCCGAACTGGTTTGTAATACCAGCCAATTCCGCAGGGTCCGAACTGTTCCGTCAGGCGCTTAATACGCCACATCGGATTTATGTCGGTCTTGCCTTTCAGCCGCCCCGCAGTGATCGCCTTTTTCGCGCTTTCCGGGACGCTGCGGCAAGCGTCGTAGATAGTCATGTTTTCCATCAAATCATCTCCCAGTCGATTCCAACACTATCCAGATACATTTCAAAGGCTTCTTTTCCTTTTTCGGACAATGCCAATCTGTATTCGTAGAGCTGCGTGTCCTCTTCGGCGTCCGGGGTCAGGCTTTCGATTACTTCCTGCGCTCCGGTTTCCCGCGCCTGCTCTACAGCTGCCTGTTTCTCTGCTTCCAGCTGTCTACGCTGCGCTTCGAGGGCTTCCTCCGCCGCCAGGCGCTGTGCTTCCCGTTCTTCCAGTGCTTTCTGTTCCGCTTTCAGTTTCTCGCGCTCTTCCCGGCGGACACGCGCCAGCTCTTCCTCCAGCTGCCGCTCCTGCTCCTTTCGGAGGATTTCCGCTTTCTGGGCTTCGTAGGCGTTAATGCAGGAGATCGCTTCCGGCAAGCTTAAAGTCTGCTTGTATACATCCAGCGCTTTAGATTCGGCATCCGAGCGCATCCCGCGAATGGTATCCAATGCAATCCGCGCTGCCGTCGCCTGCGCTAAAACCTCTTCCCTGATTGCCTTTTCTTTTGTAGTGGCGTTTTCCCATTTCGGGTTATAAATCCGCTCCAATGGGATGATGTCCGCCAGATCACCGACCAGCTCCGTATAAATCGCTTCGATCAGCGCTTTTTTCTGCGCAATTCGGCCTTCTTCAAAGGCTTTGATCTGTCCGTCAATTAAGGTTATTGGCTCGTCAAACAGGTTAATCAGATCTTTTGCCTTCGGCTCAAAAGCATCCCAGGGAGCCATGTATTTCTTTTTTGCTTCGCGGAGATTGTCGTTAAGCTCTTTCTTCTCCGCCCGGAGCTTTGCCAGCTCTTTTTTAGCGTATCCCTTGCTTTCCTCTGTAAAGATTGCGCCGTCATATTCTTTCAGGCGATCCTTTATGTAGGCTTCTACCTCTTCAAAGTTGCAGGATACGGCACCCTCCTGCTGGGTAATAACTGCTCTTACTTCTGTCACTGTATTTCCTCCTTTGAATATTCCTGTACTCGTTTTTTCATTTCCTTGAAAAAATAATCCATCGCAATTGTTGTCGGGATGCCTGTTCTTGTATTCGCATCACAAATTGCAAGGGCTGCAACACACGCGGCAGCTGCGACAACCGAAGGAGTTTCGATTTCGTTCACTCGCATACACATCGGGCGAATTTTAATCTTCCCATTGTTTTCAAGGAACATTCCTGCATAAACGCAGCCCTGAACCTCTTCCACAATGCGCTTATCGTCTCCGGCAGAAATGAAAACGCTAATGTTTCCCATTGCTTTTCCTCCATTTTCTGTTTATAATTAAGAAAGGATTATTTTATATAACCCCTTCCGATGCAGAGCCAATCCGCCAAGATCACAGCTCTGCATCATTTTTTTTGACCATTTCCCGCGCACAGATCAGAAACGCTGCCGCTGCGGTAATTGCCAGCGTCGCCGGGAAACACTGCAGGTCTGTTGTTTCCCACAGGATCATTGCCGCTGTCAGGCAGTTTGTCGCAATTCCTAACATAAGGTCTTCCATGTAATTCTCCTTTCTTACCCGAACATCTGCTTTCGGATATCCTCGATTCCGGTTATGGGCTTTTCCGGTCTTACCCTTTTCAGGGGCGGCTGTTTCGGAGTCTCCTTTTTCCGGTAAAACTGTGACCGTGGGATTCTCGCCCGCCCTGTGCTCATGTCCGCCTGTATATCGCCAGACTGAACCTTCAAATAAATTGTCTGGACGCTGCAGCGCATCAGCTGCGCTGCTTCCTTCGGCGTAAGAAACTGTTCTTCTCCTGCACCCTGCAGGCTCTCAAGTTGCTTTTGCAGCAACTCGATCTGCATCTCCAGCGCTTGCACGCGCTCTTCGATGTACATAGGCTATTTCCTCCATCCCCAGGTTGCCCGCTTGTCCGAATACGCTTTGCCTTCATCCTTAATTCGGACTATCAGCGTCCTCTCGCTCGCTCCAAGTTTTGTTACTTCGCAGTTCTTTTTCTCTTCGTTCAGATTCCTCATCATGACTTCTGCAAGTGTTTCTGTCCGAAGAATCATATCTCCCGCTTCGATCTCAAGTTCTACCAGCGTGCCGCTGGCTACCTTTAACAGTTCTTTCAGAATCATTTTCTGCCCCCGTTTCCTCTACAGCTTCCCGTATCTCTGCGATCGCCTCGCCGTAACCGCAGATTTTGCCTTTTTCAAAGTCGCTCATCTTATTAAAAGATATCTGTCACGGTCACAACCGTGTCCATTAGTCTCTCTTGGTCCAGCTCCTCGTAGGTAAATCCTACGATCACCGGCTTGCCGTCCTCGTCGTCTCCGACCCAGACGCACCCTTGCCCATCTTCCTCGATGATATCCTCAACATCTCCGCTTCCGTCCCAGAGCTGTCCGAGGTAATATTCTTCGCCGATCTCTATTTCTCTTTCTTTTCCGATGTAATAGCTTAATGTTTCCATTTTGGTTCCCTCCTTTGGAATCAATTCTTGTTTTTCATTTCCTCTGATAGATGGTCGCTATTCCATCTGATAATCTCTGGTAAACTGGCTCGTATCTATCTGCGCTGGCTGATACCAAATTAGCCAGTGCATTTACCATAGCCGGCAACATCATTGAGCCTGGGAAAGAACCAGATTCTTTCAGTTCCACTTGAATCCATTCACAGATTGAGAGGACTGTTTCGTCCACTGCCTTGTTTTTTTCTTTTTCATCCATCTCTCCACCTTCTTTGGAATCAATTTTAATTTGATTTTGTGGGTAAAAAAATATAATCCAGCGGAATCTTATAAAGTTCGCTTAATTCTCTGCTCTGGGACATCTTAGGTTCTGAATTACCTTTTTCCCAACTCACGATCGTCTGTTTCCCGACTTTCATGGCTTTTGCGACTTCTTCCTGTGTAAGTCCGGCATTAACTCGCGCAGCCGCCAGACTTATTTGGAATTTATCCATTCAAATCACCTTCCTTTCGCTTATTATAATAAATCAAATTAAATTTGATGTCAATACTAAAATCAATTTTTTTTTGACTTTTTGTTGATTTTAATACTATTTTATTGTATTATCCAAATAGGAGGTATCGTTATGGCAGATGAAGAACAGAAAAAGATATTTTCAAGAAACTTAAATAATTATCTTTCCTTGAATAACAAAACGCAAAAGGAAGTTGCAGATGCTATTGGAGTTTCTCCACAAACATTCAATACATGGTGTCAGGGAATAGCTCTTCCTCGAATGGGAAAAGTACAACTTTTAGCTGATTACTTTAATATAGGTAAAACAGATTTAATTGATGAAAAAACAGAAGGCATCACGCCCAAAGACGAACGTGACATCGCCAAAGACGTTGACAACATCATGGCAAAGCTCACTGCCGGTGAAGATGGTCCTGCCAGCTACAACGGCGAAGCCCTTGACCCCGAAGCTGCTGATCTGTTCCGCGACGAGCTTCAAATTGCCCTGCGCCGCCTGAAAATAATCAACAAGGAGAAATACACTCCTAAGAAATATAAAAAGTAGGTGATTTGATTGCAGGACATCAAAAAGATTGTCAACTACTATAAACGAAAATATAACACATCAGACCCTTTTGAAATTGCCGACCGTTTGAATATTTTATATCAGTTCGGTGATCTGAAATATGAGGGCTGTTATATGTTTTTAAAGAATCACAGATACATTTTTTTGAACCAGAACCTATCGTACCACGATAAACAACTGGTAATGGCTCACGAGCTCGGACACGCAATCCTGCACAGAAAGGAAAACTGTTATTTTATACGAAATAAAACACTGCTGCTCAACTCAAAAAATGAGATCGAAGCCAATAAGTTTGCAATGGAATTATTGATATCAGATGAAGTTTTGCTGGAATACCAGGATTGCACCATAGATCAGGTTGCAAGGGCTACGGGATATCAAAAGAATTTGATTGAATTAAGAATGAAATAATATACATGTACGGGAGAATACGATGCCTAAAAAAATTTTTGACCCTTACTTCGGAGAAGCAGGAAGATTTGTAATAAAGAAAAATATGGCTTCTATTGGAATGTTGCAACGTATTTTTAAAATTGGTTTTAATCGTGCTGCACAAATCATGGATCAACTGGCTAAAACTCATGTAGTCGGAGAAGAAATTGGCACATCTCCTCGCAGAGTTCTTATGAATTCTAACGATTTTGAACAGCTTTTAAAAGATATATCAAATTCAAATGACCCAGAAATATTTTTGGAAACTAATTTTCTTCCAAAGAATACATTCCAAAATAACTTTCTAAAAGCAGAAACGCAATTCACTACGACATATTGTTTATATGATGGAGAATATTTAAAAGATTTCAAAAATATTCTCGTATATAAAATTAGTGAAAATCAGCAAGCTGAAATAATAGACTTCCTATTTTCTCATAACTCTCCAGATGTAATGAGAACAATCATATATGATAACAATCTTTTGCCCTACAGGAAGTATAACGATTTTCCGCAATTACTCATACCCGTTGTAAATGACATTACTAAACTGCCGTTTCTTATAGATTGGCTAATATCCGAAAGGAATGATAGAATAGAAAAATTTGTTTCTTGTAATGCAACAAATATTGATGCGTATAATTTGAAACAACCAGATAATAAATTGCCCAAAATAATCTTCATTATAAATGAACTATTTGCGGTACAAAAAGCTCCACACTTTGAAAAATATATTACTAATCTATTGCTTAATAATCATCGTTTAGGTATTTATTGTCTCTTTTTTACTAAACTTGATTTTCACAATCTATCCATTAAATCGTTTTTGGATTTATTGTATATTTGCGATTTTCCAGAAGTAAAGAAAATTATTGGCATAGACCCAACACCGATAGATATACCATCAAATGCTATCATCCATGAAATGGATAAAATGGATGGCATAACTTTCGAAAAATTCTGCCTTAATTTACTAATAATCAACGGCTTTGAAAATGTCCAACTTACATCAGAAACTGGAGATCACGGGATTGATCTGTTAGCTGAAAAGGATGATATAACTTACGCTATACAATGTAAATGTTATGCTTCAAGCATCGGAAATGCCGCCATACAACAAGCACACACCGGAAAAAGTATTTACCACAGGGATATAGCAGTTGTTATGACTAACCGCTATTTTACCAAGCAAGCAATAGAAGAAGCAACTGCGCTCGGCGTTAAGCTATGGGATAGAGATAAACTGCTTTCTTTATCTAAAAAGCTCAATAACGGAAATTCTCATTGAAATGAGAATCGCCTATGCCTTTACCGAAACAACACACCTGCACATCCGAAGACTACTGGAACTTACCAGACGGGCAGCGCGCGGAGCTGATCGATGGACAGCTCTACAACATGGCTACGCCAAGCCGATCTTACGCTTTGCATCAATGATTTATTCAA